AGGATTTCGCGTTTGATCTTTTCGTGTGGCTTGTCCGAGGGGCTTGGCATAGGGTCCGGTTCCTTTGGGGGAGCGACAAACTCAACCTTTGCAACTTCTTCAATCAACGGCGTCGAGTCCAGCAAGTCGCATTGCGTAGGGTCTGGCACTGTAGGAATCGACGCCCAATAAAGCAAACCAAGTATAAGTATCAACAAGATTGGACTCCCTTTTTCGTTCGTCCTAGTGGCCTCGATTGCATCCAAGATACCGCCCTTGGTCCTGGCGTCGAAAGATCCGATACGCCGACGATGGAGGTGTATTCGTGTCGGCATAGCTGATCGATTACCGAAGGGGCAATTTCGGTCCATGAGTCGTTGCCGTGACTATTTAGCCGCCAAATATAGTTTCGGCCCCTGGAATCTTTGCGTTTCGAGTAGCCCGCCAAGCAATAAGCATGGCCGCCGCCGCTTCGCAAGTTGACCGACTCAAGAACCTTGTTTGGCGAATAGAATGAGCCATTCCAAAGAGTGCCAGCAAAGCCGAGTCCTACGCCCGAAGCGAAGTAGTTTTTGATTGCGTCATACGAATCCAACCAGGTATGCGAGCGAATCTTAAAGGGGCTTGCAAGCGTTCGCATTTCGTCAGTGATAAGCGTCTTGGCATTTCGCGGGTACGGAGTCGAATATGGCAAGTGCTTGTATGGCAAATAGCCGATGTTTGTACTAACCCAAAGCCCGCCGCTTACCGTCGATCCTCGATCAACACCGAACAGCCCGTTACCGTCTCTCCTTTGCGTTTCGATGTAGGTAAACGTAGGGGAGAACTGCCGCTCTTCGCTGATCGCTCCGTGAGACAACGCCCAAAGGCCCTCGCCGCAACTGGTATTACCGAACGCCCCGCAGGAATTCATCCGCGATTGGTCGTCGTGCCTGATAAGCTTCCGGAAGTCGATTTCCTCCGGAGCCTCGTAATCGCCGACGCGAAACCCAAGCTCGGTCGATGTCGCTCGAATCTCATCGCGGTTCTCGATTGTGGGGTCGTAGCCGGTGAAAAAATCACTCATCGTCTGCGATTACCTCCAAGCCGTCGAGCATTGGATTGACGACAAAATCAAACAGCGCATCTGCGAAGATCTTGATTATCGCAAACGGAAACGCTGCAAAAAGCAACACAAACAAAACCACCCTAGCTGCATACCGCCTTGCCCGCTTCATTCCGGATCCTCCAGCCCTCGATTGTCACCCGGGCCCAAGGTGCCATCGGGCAGTATATCGTATTTGACATGATCGAGCTTTGCGGCCCCCATCGGCTTATCGGTTCGCTTGGGTCGCATCGAGTAGCCTGCGAAGAACGCCGCTCCTGTCAGCACCGCCAAGAATGCCCCCACGCCGAAAGGCCCTGCCCATAGGACCAATTGAACGATATACCAAGTGATTAGTCCGATTTCAGTCATTATTTTCGCCTCCCGATTTCATCCATGCCGACAATCTTTTCGAGTCGCAAGAGTCGCTCGTTGGTCTTTTCGGCGTAGTAACAAACGTAGCCAAATGTGAAAACTGTAATTGCCGAAAGAAAAAGCAAAATCGGCGTGAGGTTATCTTCGACGCCAACAATGCTTTCGGCCTGTGCCGGTTTGGTGATTGGGGCTTTTATGTCGCTCATTTACCACGCCCCTGCTATTTGCCGATTAATTTCCGCCAACTCTTTTTCCTTGCCCGCAAACGTCACGGGAAGCTTTAGCTTGTCGATCGCCTCATAGACCTTGTCCAAAGCGTCACGCTGCCTTGCCCCTGCGTTCTGCTTGATAAACTCGGTCCATTGCTCTTGATCCTTAATAGACCCGTCCTCAATGCCTTTGGCCGCATCAAGAAAGGCTTGCTTGTACGCGGCTCGAATCGATGGGATCGTCGAACGGACCACGGCCGATACCGCCGCCGCTGTAGATGGATCACCCCCTCCCTTTGGTTGTTGGTTGACCACGTAGAGGACAAGCCCCGCGACGATCACCCAAGGAATCCAGTTGTTTTCTTTCTTCGCCATCCGTCACTCCAGTTTCGCCCCTGCCAACTCACCGAGCCCCTAGCATCGGAAAAGTTCGGGTTGGCTAGGGGTTATTCGTCGTCGCTTTCGTCGAACATCTCAACCAGCAAAGGGACCTCAACGGTTTCCTTAAATTCGCCTGCGTTGTACGCCATCAAAAGCATTGCTTGCAAAGGCACCGCTTGGTATTCGTATGCCGTCAAATAGCCGTTGTCTTTGGCCCATTTCCAGGCCTTAAACGCCAACTGCATCAGGGCAAAAATCAAGGCCAATGTGGCCGGATCAATGAATTTGTAAGCCGGCTTGCCCTTGCGATGCTCAGCAAAAAGCTTTCGCCTGAGTGATCGCTTGGCTTTGCGTTCGTTGCCATCGGCCTCAGCGTAGCACTCAGCGAAAGTCGCTTCGTGGTTTTTGGCCGCTGTTTGCAGTCGCTCTAAAAAACTCACTTTGCCACCTCATCGGGCTTTGGCAGGGGTCGGACTGAATCGCCTACGATCCAAGCCGCAACAACCCAAACTAGCTCTTGAATCTGATCTTCGGACAGTGGTAGGCGATCCTTGAGGACAACCACGGCAACTGTAGCCGCCGCCGCCCAAAATCGCTTGCTTTTGAATAACTCTGAAAGGTTCATGGTTTTTCTCCTTTGTGAACATCTTATCCACCGTCAAGGGGGTTGACAATCACCGGACGGAATTTTCATCGATTGGGAACCAAGTACACCAAATCGCCATCAAACAAAACAAAAACGCCGCTGGGCAGGACATTAGGGCTAGCTCGTGCAGCGCGTCGAAGATCATCCACTCGAAATGGAGCGACGCTAGGTCGCCCCAAAAGAAAAGCACCGAGACAGATCGAATGGCCCAAAGGCAGGATTGGTAAAGCTTGGTCATTTGCCTGCGTTCCTCAAATCCTCGATCCAAAACTGCGACGGGTCGAAAACATCCGCCGAGTAAACCGCCACGCCGAGAGCCGCCCAATAGTGAGTTGCCACGCCGTAAAGCTTGCCCGGTTGCTTCTTGGTCCCCACCTTGCCGAAGCGATCGATAAGGGCCTGCCTTACGTTGGCATCCTTGGCTCTCATCGAGTTGCATAAGTGCATCTTAACCGATCGACGGGGGACAAGGCGCAAGTTCCAACTGCCATCGTACAAGAGCGATGCAAACCAACCAATGCCCGCCACCGTCCGAAACGTCTCTTGACCTACCGCCATTCCGAAACACTCAATCCACTCGATGGAAACATGGTCGACTTTGCGAACCAAATCCTTCAGCGTGTATGCAGTGATTTGAAACGCTGGAATCGATTCGAGCCTGATAACCTTTTCCGCGTCAGCATCCCACCAAACAAACGCACTTTCGACTGGCCCGGGGTCAATGCCTAAGTAAATCATTCGCCTGCCTCCTTTCGTCGCTTGCGGTTGGCTCTGATCGCCATTGTCATTCCGCAATTAAGAGCCCTGTCATAGGTCTGCAACTTGATCCGTAAAAAATACTCGTTCGCCTTCCGGCCAGATATTGCACGCCGACAGATTTTCCTTGCTTGCCTGATTTTCATTCGCCTGCCTCCTTGAACTTTCGATAGAACACCCATTTTTCCCCGTGAGACTTGCCCCGCTGGATTGCTTCGTGGACTCGCATTCCGATCGTGAAATTGCATAGCCGGTATTTGCCGTCTCTGTCGGTCCATTGCAAATCACCCGCTTGAATCGTGTCGGCCCCGTCGAGCGATTGCATTGAGCCTTTGATGTCTACGGTCTCGGCTTTTTCGTAGTGCTCCAATTCCGCGATCGTGCAATAGCGATGGAATTGGCCGCAATCGGACCCAAAGTGATATTCGCGGCCTGGGCCCCTGACGATCGAAAGGATAATTCCTTCCGCTCCATGCCGATCGTGCCCCGGCAAAACAAATCGCACCGCATCGCCGACCTGAAAGGACTCGCTTGAACAATCCGGGATTTCCGAATGGTTGGATTCAGTTGTTAAGGATTCCTTGATAGCTGGCTCTGGTATCGGCTCTACAGGCACCGCGATTCGGCATTGGTTCCAATGCGGCGCATAGACGTAGTTTCTGGTCTGAGGCTGGGCCTGAAAGCGCCAGGCTCTCGAATTATGAACACACACCAAAAACCCTGATTTCCATGGCTCGTCATAATAGTCCCGCACTTCGCAATCAATCGGACCATTCTTTAAATCAACTAGCGTCGGCTCTCGATACTTTTTCGCATCCGGTTCTTTAACTGGCGGTTCGTTCACC